ACATGAAAGGCATTAAAAAGAACAGTAGGTCATTCTTAAAAGATGATCTTTTTATGTGCGCTATAGATCAAATATATTTGTATAAAAAAGATAAATCTTGGAATTCATTTGGAGATAGGTGCTTTGTTGCTCCTGTTAAAAATAAAGACCTTTTAAGCAGCCAAAAAACTGCAGATCTTATTGGTATACTAAAAATAGGTAATAACTCCTTAAAGGAGTCTGGAATCAATCCAGGAGACATAGTTGGATTTACACCAAACAGCGAATGGGAATTTGTTGTGGATAATCAAATTATGTACTGTATGAAATCAAATGATATTGTTATAAAGTATGAGCTCGATAGAAACGAAGAAGAGTATAATAGCCGCTGGGCGGGAAGCAATTAAAGAATTAGTAAAGGTAGCGAAAGAAAAGATCGTTGACTCAGAAGAAGATATATCAGCTGACAGACTTAAAAACGCTGCCGCTACTAAAAAGCTTTGCATATTCGATGCCTTTGAAATTCTTAATAGAATTCAAGAAGAAGAGAGTATGATTAACGAAGCTAATGTTGATTCCGGCAAACCGGTGTTTAAAGGCTTTGCAGAGGGGAGATCTAAATAATGGCATACGAACAACAATTATACAAAATAGTCAAAGACTATATAAAGCCTCACACGATTAAAAAAAAGAATCGTTATGCTAAATGGGTTTACGGCTACGACAAAGAATACGATCTTGTTGTAATAAGTAAGACTGGCAAGATAGGTGAAATATATCTTATAGGTGATTTGCATATTGCTTTACCAAAAGCTGAAGATCCAAAAAATCTCGGTGATAACAAATGGAAAGCGGCGGAATACCCAAAAGAATTAAGTAAAATCAAGAGTGAAGCTGATTGGGTAAAATACCCCAATGCTTTTCAAGAAAAATGGCACCCCTATATAGATGCTGAATTTGAAAGAAGAGAAAAAGGATATTGGTTTATTAACAAAGATAAACCTACTTATATTACTGGCACTCACTACATGTATTTGCAGTGGTCAAAAATTGACGTCGGATTACCTGACTTTCGTGAATCAAACAGATTGTTCTATTTGTTTTGGGAAGCTTGCAAAGCGGATAGTAGATCCTACGGAATTTGCTACCTTAAGAATAGACGTTCTGGATTTTCGTTCATGTCGTCGGGAGAAACAGTTAACGAAGCTACAATATCATCGGACGCGAGATTCGGTATATTATCTAAATCCGGAGCGGATGCGAAGAAAATGTTTACGGATAAGGTTGTTCCGATCTCGGTCAATTATCCGTTCTTTTTTAAACCAATACAAGACGGAATGGACCGTCCAAAAACAGAATTGGCGTATAGAGTACCCGCTTCAAAATTTACGAGAAGAAAATTAGATGACAATAATGTAGCTGAAGATCTTACTGGATTAGATACAACTATTGATTGGAAAAATACAGGTGATAACAGTTATGATGGTGAAAAGCTAAAACTATTAGTTCACGATGAAAGCGGTAAATGGGAGAAGCCAACAAACATACTTAATAACTGGAGAGTTACAAAAACTTGTTTAAGATTAGGTAGTAGAATAGTAGGTAAGTGTATGATGGGTTCAACGTCAAACTCGTTAGACAAAGGAGGAGCAAATTTTAAAAAATTATACAATGGATCAGACGCATCGGCTAGAAACAAGAACGGTCAAACTAAAACGGGCTTATACAAACTTTTTATTCCTATGGAATGGAATTATGAGGGTTTTATTGATGAGTATGGTTTTCCTGTATTTGACACTCCCAAAAAGGAAACGATCGGCCCGCAAGGGGATATAATAGAAGAAGGTGTTATACAACATTGGGAAAACGAAGTTGAAGGATTGAAAGACGATCCAGATGCTTTAAATGAATACTACAGACAATTCCCAAGAACAGAACAACACGCTTTTAGAGACGAAGCAAAGCAGTCATTATTTAACCTAACAAAAATCTATCAACAGATAGATTATAATGACGAATTAAAAAACAATACGATGGTTACCAGAGGTAACTTTCAATGGGAGAACGGAATTAAAGACACAAGAGTAATGTTTTATCCTAACAAAGACGGTAGGTTTTATATAACCTGGGTTCCGGATCAAAGCATACAAAACAATATAATAATAAAGAATGGAAACAAATATCCTGGAAATGAACACATGGGAGCATTTGGTTGTGACAGCTATGATATTAGCGGTGTTGTTGGCGGTGGGGGTTCTAATGGCGCGCTACACGGATTAACAAAGTTCTCAATGGAGGATGTACCTCCTAACCATTTCTTTTTGGAATATATAGCTAGGCCCTCGACGGCTGAGATGTTTTTTGAAGATGTATTAATGGCCTGCGTGTTTTACGGTATGCCAATACTTTGTGAGAACAATAAACCTAGATTGCTTTACTATTTAAAACGTAGAGGCTATAGAGGTTTTAGTATTAATAGGCCGGATAAAACCTATAACAAATTATCTTTATCAGAACGAGAGGTAGGTGGAATACCAAATTCAAGTGAAGATATAAAACAAGCACATGCTTCCGCTATTGAAACTTATATAGAGGATTTCGTAGGCATAACTAAAGAAGGATACGGGGACGTTTATCTGCAAAGAACATTAGAAGATTGGGCTAAGTTTGATATAAACAATCGAACAAAACACGATGCTTCCATAAGTTCAGGACTAGCTTTAATGGCTTGCAATAAACACAGATATAGTCCAAAGGGGGCTATAACAGTTAAGAAAATTAACTTAGGTTTTAAAAAATACAATAACGAGGGAACTACTTCAAAAATAATGTAATAAATGAATGTAAGTACAAATACTAATAGTCCATTTCCAGATCAGGTAGTAAGCGATGCTGAAAAAGCTACGCTAGAATACGGGCTTCAAGTCAGTAGAGCTATTGAACAAGAATGGTTTAATTACGGCGGCAGTGGTTCTAATAGATATGCTTCTAACTGGAATAACTTTCATAACTTAAGACTATACGCCAGAGGAGAGCAAAGCGTGCAGAAATATAAAGACGAGCTAGCTATTAATGGTGATTTATCTTATCTTAATTTAGATTGGAAGCCCGTACCAATACTTTCGAAGTTTTCAAATATAGTTGCAAACGGGATTACTCAAAAGCAATATGATATTACATCGTATGCACAAGATCCTGAGTCGTTAAAAAGAAGAACCGAATACGCTTCAAACATTTTGTTTGATATGAATACTCAGAAAGAGCAAGCTATGGCATCTGAGTTAACCAATGTGTCTTACAAAAAATCCGCAATACCTAACGGAGAACTACCTGAAACTTTAGAGGAAAGAGATCTCCACATGCAACTAAGCTATAAGCAAGCTATAGAAATAGCAGAAGAAGAAGCGATTAACACTGTATTAGCTACTAACGAATTTGATTTAACTAAAGCAAGAATTAATCAGGATTTGGTTAATATAGGAATAGGTATAACTAAAACATCTTTTAATCCAGCGGAGGGCATCGTAGTTAAGTATGTTGATCCTGCGTATTGCGTTTGGTCTTACACGGAGGATCCTAACTTCGATGATATATATTACGTAGGTGAGGTTAAATCAATAACTATACCTGAACTTAAGAAAGAGTTTCCTCACATTTCCGATGAGGAATTAGAAAGAATTCAAAAATCACCAGGTAACCGTAGACTTATACGAGGTTTTGAAAACTACGATTACAATACTGTTCAGGTAATGTATTTTGAATACAAAACTTATACAGATCAAGTATTTAAAATAAAGAAAACCGATAATGGATTAGAAAAAGCTATTGAAAAAACTGATGCTTTTAATCCCCCTGCTAATGATAACTTTGATAGAGTATCAAGATCAATTGAAGTTTTATATGAAGGCGCTAAGGTTGTAGGCTCAGATATGATGCTTAAGTGGGAAATGTCTGAAAATATGACAAGACCTATGGCAGATACAACCCGTGTTGAAATGAGTTACTCAATAGCAGCACCTAGAATGTATAAAGGAGTTATACAATCGCTTATAAGCAAATGTATAGGCTTCGCTGATGTAATACAACTAACTCATTTAAAAATACAGCAAGTGTTAGCTAGAATGGTTCCTGATGGTATATTTTTAGATATGGACGGTTTAGCTGAAGTAGATTTGGGTAACGGAACAAATTACAATCCAGCGGAAGCATTGAATATGTATTTTCAAACAGGTTCCGTTGTAGGTAGATCGCTTACTCAAGAAGGTGATATGAATAGAGGTAAAGTACCTATTCAAGAATTATCATCATCAAGTGGTATAGGCAAAATACAAGCGCTCATAACAGCGTACAACTATAACATGCAAATGATTAGAGATGTAACCGGTTTAAATGAAGCACGTGATGGAGGAATGCCTGATGCAAATGCTTTAGTAGGTTTACAGAAAATGGCGGCTAATGCGTCTAAC